GATACTCTTGTATATGAAACAGTATTAGCACCAGTTCCAAATTCAAACCATTCTAAGTTATTTGCCCATGACCTAATTTGAGCCATAACAGAACGACCTGCATCATTTACTGTACTAGGTGCTTGGTTTTCTAAGTAGTTACCAGAAACTAGTCTGTTACCATTTTGACTAGCAGTTGTACTCCATGCAGTTATACTCATTCGTCTAATAGCCCTTTCGTGCCAGTGAACATAGTACCCATATTGTCAGATGGCTTTGCATAATCACCTGCTAGTGTTAGACCAACACCAGTTTTAATTGCAGGTCTTACAAAAGGTGATACTTTACCTGCAATGTTACCTGCTAAATAACTTGCCTCACCCATTAATCTAGGTGAACTTGATGCTAATAAACCACCCATAGCCAAAGGGTTTGCACCTAAACCTAAAGTTAATCCAGTAGCAGATGGTATTAAACCTTGTAAACTTCTAGGTGCAAAACTATTTAAAGCATCACCAGAAAGCATTGATTCAAGTTTACCATTTTCATCTAAAATACTTAATTGGTTTCCCTTGCTACCAAATTGTGAGGCACTATTATTCTTTATTGTTTGATTCAATTTATTAAATGTCAGTTGTGTAGAGGCATTACTTTTTAAACCTAACCCTAATTCCAATTCTCTACTTATAGTTATTGCATCTTCATAAGTTTTCATAACAGCAGAATATTCTGGCACTGCCTTAACCACTGCGTCTTTGACAGCATTTCTTATATCTGCAATAACTAATGTTGCATCACCTTGATTTACGCCAGTTGGATACTCATTATCAATTTGTCTTTTTAAGAAATCTAAACCTTTTGCATTGTGCAACCCAGTGTTTGCATTAAAATCAGCAATTAATTGTTCAACTCTTTTTAATTTTGCTTGGGCTTGAGTAGATAAATCTAATGCACCATTAAAAGTGTGCTTATTTTTAAAATCCATTAAGATTTTATTTATTATATTTGCGTCAACAGGTGTGTCTGCAAGATTTAATCCATTTTTACCTTGAATAAAAACTTTAGAATTATTATTTTTTAAATCACTTATTAATTTTTGTGCAGTGTTTAAAGTTTCATCTAATTTTGATGCACCACCTCTCATGTGTGAGGTAAATGCCAATGCGTTTTCACCAGTATAACCAGCCATATATGCAGTAGTAAATGCTTTAGACCCTACTCCAGTAGTTGTACCTATAATTTCACCTGCTAAATTTGCACCATTTTTTAAAGTGGTGGCAGTTACTTTTGTAGCAACATTGATTGGGTCTATTGCTTTTGCAACTTTGTTTATATTTTTAGCAACAGCACCTGCCATAACAGTAGGAACTCTAGCACTTAAAGTAGCACCACCAGTTAAAATCATACTTGCGTCTGCAAGAAAACCCACTGGGTCATCTCTTAATGTTTGTGCCACATTTTCAAACCCACCATATCTATCTGCAAAAAATTGCCCTACATCTCTAGCCAGTTGTTCATTTCCTTGTTCACCATCTCTTACAAGATTAATAACACTAGAGCCTAATGAACCAATGTTTTTTGCAGTGGTTACTGGTTGAGAAACTAATTGCCATATAGAACCTGCAAATCTACCTGCACTTGGTAACACATTACTTGCTGTCGTACCTGCGTAATCTAAAAAGCCTCTATTAAATGCGTCTAGTGGCTTACCATCACTTAATCTATCAGTATTTCTATTGCCACCATCTATTGTGATGACTGGTATATCACTTTCTTCATTTGCAAAACCTGTAAATTCAACCATATTTTTTTTCCTTTATTATTTCTTTTTGATAAAAATTTTGTCTATAAATGCTTTTTCTAAAACACCTGCACTATCATAGTATGAATTAACTCTACTAAAATCTTGCGTACCATCTGCACTAGTTAAAACTAAACCTTTATAAAAATCTAAATTACTAGAGTACATTTCTTGAACAGTTTGGTCTGTAAAATCCGATATTGACATTTCTTTTAAGTTAGCAATATCAATGCTACCTATCATTGTGTCATAGCCATACAATGTATTATTTTTATTATAATACTCTATGGCTTTTTGTTGAGTTCTAAACATAGTTAGCATCTTATCTCTTAGTGCTAATATTCTTTTTATATTTTGCTCTGGTGGTAAAGATGGATTAAAAGTTGCCTCAACTAATCTTTGTGCCTCTCGTTCAGTAAACTGACCACCTAAAGTTTTCTTTAGTGATTGAAATACAACTGCACGAACTAAATCAAGTGTGTTGTTAATTTCGTATGCTTTACCATTTTCATCTTCCTCTGCCTTGTAACCACTTTCAATAAGTCTAGTTATTTTTTCTGGTGTTACCTCAAATGCCATACCAGATGATATTGCGTTAGGGTTATCAAGTATGTCTATAACCTCATTAAAGTTTCGTATATTGGCTTCTTCATTTGCAAAACCACCTTGAATACCCCATTTTAATCTTACCTCTTTGTTAAATGCAGTATCAAGTGCCTCATCTGATGGTCTTAATGTAACATTAACTGGTTCACCCCATGACGTTGTGCCATCATCATTATAAATAGGTGATTGTACTGTTAAATAACCTTGTTCACCTCTCTTTTTCTCATTTTCGATTGCACCAATTTTAGATGTTTGGTTTTTCTGTATGTTTAAAGAGTTCCATTGTGCGTAAGAATAAGTCTGACCACCCTCTGTTCTATCAGTAGGTGTAGTGCCATGCACTGTTGCGTTTACGTCAAATTCTCTTGGGTCTGCACCTTGCCCTATCATCATTTTTGCGTATGTAGAATTTACATTCGCCATACCCATAAAGTCCATGTTATTTTTACCCAATGTAGATAAATCATTATAACTAACAGCATTTTGACTTCCTGCAATTTGAGTTTTGTCTGGTGCAAAATCACCAAACTTCATCATGTACTCATTAAATTTTTCTGGGTTACTTTGAAAAAATAGTTTTTCAGCAGTTGATAAATTTTTTGTAGCTTTGTAAACTAATTTTTTTTGGTCAACACTTGGTTGAAATCCATTAGGGTTACCAAATAAATATTCTTGCAACATATTTACTTTTTTGGGTTCAGCAAGAACCTCTGGTGGATATTGCATATTTTCATCTGTTACGTTTTGGTAAGCATTTACTCTTTGTTGTATGTTGTTAGGTGTTGGATTGCGAAGGATACCCATAGTTTCTTCATTTTTTGCTTTTGCATTTATATATGCAGGGTCATTTAATAAACCTTTAGCAAAGTTTTCACTTTCTTCTTTTTTCTTTTTGTTGTTTGCATAAACATTGTTGTTTAACAAACCACCATAACTATATTCAACCATTACGTTAGCAATCCTTTCAATCTTTTATTTCTTATTAAGCCCAGTTGTCTTGTTCTATTATCTGCGAGTCTGTTTCTTAATCCACCAAATCTAGGTGGTTTCATAGGCATACCAGTTATTTCTGCAACCTTACTGTTTAATTGGATAGGTGGTGCAGATTTAATGTACTGTTTACCTGCACTTTTATCAGCATCATTCCAAACCCCTTTTGTTGCACCTGTACCTGCACTACCTTTTTTGCCAAACAGATGCGTTGCCATCATTGTTATGAAATCCATAAATTTATCCTATTCCAAATCCAAATGATTTACTTGAGCCTTTAGATTGCCCACTTGTAAGTTTAGTTGGGAAACCAAAAGCATAATCACCAATTAAATCTGCAAAATCCATAAGTCTTTGATTGTATGCGTCTTGGTCATACAATGCTTTAGACATATCCATTTCATTAATTACGTCTTTTCTATTGTTATCCATACCTGCATAGCCATAAGAGTCAGCTATTGAATCACTTGCTAGGTTATATAAATCAGTATTAAACTTACCAGAGTTCATAAGCAAATTAGCCTCTGTATTGTTCATGTTTGTACCTGCATCAATACCAAGACCTGCAACTTCACTACCTGCATTATACATATTAGTTACATAATCTTGATTGCCAGTAAACTGTCGACCTCGTTCATTTTCAGCTAGTTCAACCATGTATGGTAATACTGCATCAGATACACCAGAACCTACTGCATTAGCGTAAGCACCACCACCACCATAACGACCCATACCTGCAAACTCTGACCCAATAGAGTTAGATATTTTGTCAGTAGTGCTAGATAAGAAATCATCAAGGTAAGATTTACCCCCATCTGGACTCATCATTTCATAAGCATTTAAACCATTTCCTGCATTAAAATCATCAAGGCTAGTACCAGTTTTACCAGTGTTCATAAAGTTGCTTAAATAAGCACCACCAGAACCAGTTGGATTACCTGCTAAGTAAGAATTGTAGGTACTGGTCAAATCTTTCATTGCATCTGGTGAGTAGTTTTTATACATAGACCCACCCATGTTTTCCATATCAAGCATTGCTTTGGTAGGGTCTGAATAAAGGTTATTGTAATCGTAACCACCTAAATACTCTTTGTTGCCTTTATCAAATTCTGATTTAGCACCTGCTAATATTTCAGATATATAGGGTACTGTTTCTGCATAAGGTTTTACTTCACTTGTACCACTGCTTGATTCTTTTGACTTTGATGCACTTCCACCTAAACTCATATTATTTATCCTCTTTATTTGTTAAATTAATCTCTAAAGCCAAATGAGTATCTTTAAACCCATGTGCTTTAAATACCTTTGCCCACCCTTTTCTTGAGTAGCAAATTGCCTTGTAGCAACCATTTTGTCTTGCCCAATCCATAAGATTTTGCATTGCAATAAATTGCCATCTTTTACGTTCAGTGCCAGTCATTACGAAAACTGACCCTATTTTAAATTGTGGTCTTTCTATTATTTCACTAATAACAAAACCTTTTTTTAGTTTGTTCTCACTATCCCAGACTAACCATAGTTGCATATCATTATTAATGAGTTCTTTATAAATATCATTAACGTCATATCCATTTTCTGCTTTTACTAAAATGTTGTTTAAATCTTTTTTAATTAACCAAAATATTTCTTTTACTTTTTCTTTTGGTATAAATACTACCTTAAAAGGTAAGCCATTTGTTTGTGCCATCATAAATAATACTTAACACTCCATAGTTTGTGTTTATTAGTTTATTTGTTGACCCCTCAATAGTGTTCCCAGTGTTTGCAGTAATAGTTATGTTGTGCGTACCTGCACTGCCACTGCTATCTTTGATAATTAAATTTGTACCTATTGGTGGTGATTTAGGCAAAGTAAGTGTTGTTGCTTGATTTACACTGACATCAAGAAACATATCATCTACTTTTACATCATAACTAGCCACCCTAACTTTTTCATAAGGTATGTTTAATCTATTAACCATTGTATTAACTGCTTGAGTTAATTGTTGGTTAAAATACTCTTGGTTTTGCGTTGGTGTACGTCTTATGTATTCAATAGCCATTATAAAATTTTATTTAAGTGTTTAACACCATGCTCATCAGTAACCATTTCACCTTTTTCTAAGGTACAAGTATAAGCAACTTGATTACCTGCGTTACGTTCTGCAACTCTCTTACCCTCTAAACAGACTGATAAACTAGGTTGATGATACCAACCATCTAAACGTCTATCATCACCCTCAAGAATAAACATTGATAATACAAATACCATCTCAATCATTGGTGCGTTCCATTGTTTCTTAGTTTATCAACTAAAGTTTCTAAATCTATTATACGTTCTTCTAAAAATTGCACTTGCATATCTACCTTTTGTATTTGTGGCATATCTGCCTCAACATTGCCTTTTAACTTTTCTTGGTTGGTAGCAAGAAATTCCACTAACATATAAAGTTCATTTATTTGTGGACTAACCATATTACCTTTAGGCACTCCATCTATAAACTCATTAGCTTTGTCTAAATCTTTAGATATTAATTGTAATTCAGTTTCAATAATGTTTAATCTTTCCATTACTCCAAATGCAAACCAACTACCAACTAATATAGCAAAAATTATACTTAATAAATTTTTTGCAGGTAAACTTACCTTGCTGTCCTCTGACAAATTTATTTTATTTGGCATTACTGTTCACCATCAAGTGATGCGTTTACTTCTACCCCCATTGCATCTGACCAAGTTGCATTAGATGGTACTTTAACCTCTATCTTATGATATTTGCCAGATTGTCTAAATGAGGCAACACCATTATCATTGCAAGTTGTAAAGCCACTTTGTTTTGTAGTACCACCTGCACGTTCTCTACTCACTAAATTAATTTGACTTGGTGTATATCCTAAGTAAGTAACATTTAAAATATTTTGGTCTGGTGCAACCACAATAGAGAGTAGGGTATCATTAACAATAGTTGCTATGATAAACTTAGCATTGTTGAACTGACTACTTACATCATTTACTCTTATGACATCACCAACTGTAAGTTCAGTTGTAAATTTAGTTCCAGTGCCATTAATTGTAGTTGATGTAATACTTATTGTGCCACTTGCAACTTTAGGTTGCACATCTATAACTGGGTTTATGCTAGTCATAAATGTTCTTTTACCATCTGCATATTCTTGTTCACCTATGCTTATAGTTGCCTCTAAATTATTACCACTAAAAGTACCAAACTTATTATTGTTATCAAAAGCAGAGAAAAACAATGTTCCACCTTGCCATATTCTACTATCAAATGAATCTGTAAATGTTTCAATATCAGTGCTTATATTATCAAGTGCCTCAAGTGTTGTACCAGTGGTAAATGCACTAGATACATTCTGCGTTGCTACATCTATATAAGACCATCTATCAGCAGAATAATTATAACAAAGTATTCTATCTGGATTGCCACCAGATGAGTTGGTAGTAGGGTACGACCAAAAAATTAATTTATTTAATGGGTCATGCCCAGACGTAATTCTTAAAATATTAGATTGGTCTAAACTTTCATCAAACCATCTATCAATTTTGTTTTCACCTATAAGTGTTGTACTCTCACCATTTGTTTTACAAAAACCATCTTGTGATAAAAAAAATGTTTCTGACCCAACTGTTTGAATACTACCATGTGCTATTGCACCTCGTTCTTGCTCAATGGCTCTAATTTGAAAGATAGATGAACCACCTACAAAGTTAAGTTGAAATATTTTATTTACACAAAGTATTATGCCAAACTCACCACCAACTATGCCAGTAATTTCTGATGTATCAAATAGTGTTTCTTCATCTGATTGGTCAACACCAATAGTCCAACTTGCATGATTGCCAATAGCAGACCAATGTAATTTATTTCTGTTTGTTGGTTGCCAACCACTAACTACAAAGTTCCTAACAACTGCTGTATGCCAATAGGTTGGTGGACTGCCACCTAAATCTGACCAACTTGTACTTGCATCTAACTGCCATACTTGAGGTGTATTAGAACCATTACTTGCAATGATATAGTTACCAAATTGAGTAAACTGCCAATCATTGTCAGCAGGTGTACTAAAAGTTGTGCTACCACTAACATCTGTAAATGTGTTGGCAAGATAACGATATAATTTTGTACTATCACCTGCAAAAGACGTTATGTTTCCTGCTGATGATTTAAAACTTGCAAAACCTTGACATCTATTGCCTAAAGCATTTGTACTTACTGGTGCTAGACCTTTTGTTGGCTTATAGCTTTTAAATGATGGCACTACATTTCTAGCCTCTGTCAAACCCTCGTTTCTGTATTCTGGGTGGTCTGGAGTCCAGTCCATGAATTGCTTGTAAGCCATAAACTTCTATTCCTCGTTTACAGTTGACCTCATAATCAATGGTGCGTCTTGGTTGTATTTATTCTTTGTATTTAAAGCCACAACCCTTTCAACTCCATTGTTATAAAAACTCAACCATTCTTGAATAATAGTAGGGTCAATACCTCTAATAAATGTATGTGAAAAATATAATGCACCATACAAATAAACATCTGCATGATTTGTTAATATATCATTGTTATCACTATCATTAACTAATGTATCAAATTTCTTATAGTAATACATTTTAACCGAGTAGGTGCTATCTGGCATTGGGTAGAAATGTATATTATCACCAATGATAGTGTAAACCTCTGGTTGTCCTACTAATGAACCACCATACATACTAAATGCTGTTTCTGGTGTTACATACTGCAATGTATTTTTTTCACTACCATCTATATAAATAGTTGCAACACCTAAAAAGCCACTAGGCAATGCCTCTATTTCATCATTAACACTTAATGTAGCAAGATTAATCATCTTGTTGTAACCAATGTTAGCAAATTTACTGTTAAAGTCTTGTTCAGCTAGTGCAACAAAATCTGTTATTTCATTTGTTAAATCTGAACGACCTAACCAGTTAGCAATACTGGATTTTAGGTTTGCAAAATTGTTTAGTGCCATTTAAAAAGTTCCCTCTGATGTTCTTAAATATGCCCACTTGGGGTTATTTAGTTTACGTTGTAAATATTTGTGTTGTTCTTCACCCTCTAAACTGGTGAACATAAATCCATCTTCTTGCAACCATTGGTATGCAATAATAGTTGGTATTTCTGCAATAGCCCTCATAGACTTATCTCTATTGTAACCACTGCCAAATTCATTTCTTTGTGCTTTGTTGTGTTTTAAGATGTTTTCTACATCTTGATATTTGTGTTCAATTAATGTTTGTGATTGTTCATCTGCTTTAACAATCGTTCCCATTTCACCATCATGGGTATGCTCGTATGTTTTTACCATTTTTATTTGAATTGTTGATTAGTTAATTTTTTAGCCTCTTCTAAAAATTTCTTAATTAAATATAATTCAGCCTCTAATTTTTTAACTTTTTGTCTTAAACTTGAAATTGTGCATATAAAACCATGCCCACCATAAATAAGTTCATTAGTTAAATGCCAAATATCAGCTGACTCTTCATAACGCATTTCTAGTTCTTCTATGTAATCGTCTTTTGTCTTAACTGCTTTATCCATGCGACAAGAGTAAGTAAATTCAGCACCAGTTAATTGTAGTGGTTTATCTATCATGGCATTTTTTTAAAAATAGCACTCCACCTTTTAGTCCATGCGTTATGTTTAACATCTTCTGCTTTTTTCTTTAATGCTTTTTTACTTACTTTTCTATAATGTTTATAAAGTATAGACCAAACTGGTTTTACCTTATGCCAATATGCAGGTTTATTTTGTAAATTTAATTCTTTTTTAACTTCTTCAAGAGGTGTATTTAATTTAGAAGTCCAATCAATTTCTAAAAACCATTTTGATTTTTTTCCTCTTTGATAACTTTCGTAAGCAAGTTTAAGATAAACATAAACTGGTGAGGCTACTATAATTCTATATAATGGTGTTCCTTTTGGATATTTACTTGGCAAAAAAGTATTTCTTAATGCCATAAAAAAACTTGCATACAATATTGTGGCATAACTTTTTCGCCACTCTTGTGCTAAATTAAAAGACAATACGCAAACCTCACCAATCGGTGAGGTGTCATAACCATTAAAGAAATGTATAAGGTCATGTTGCAACATAGTTGCTTCTGCATACTTATTAAAATTAGTATTCTTCTTTCTTGTTGCTCTAAATGGGTTTAAACTTATAGTAAATAAATCTACAATAAATTCATCTTTACCCAACCACTTTTTAAACTCTGCACCAAAACTTCCTTCTGGGAAATTGTTTTCTTTAATTTTTAATCTTACTGGTAATTTTTCATTATAAATTATTTTTGATACTGGCATTTCACCAAACCTTTTAACGTGCTGTTTGGTGTCTTTTTTGTCTAAGGTATCAATAAATTTGAATATTAGTTCTATTGGTGGGTCAGCATCAGTTTGTAAGTGGGTTGCATACAACCAGATAAATTTTAATCGTGTCCACAACATATTATCTATAAATCATTATTACTTTACAATTATTGTTACTGTTATTTTGAATGGTTGCAGTTTCACTTGTCATTTCAACTAATTCAAATTTATTTACAGCAGTTTCGTTCCCCCCAACATTAATTTTGCAATTCTCACTAAAAAATAAATAACACTTAGAACCTTGTTTAGTTGCAACAGTCATTTGGTCTGGCAAATATTCCTCTGTTTGAGGCATTAGGCTTATGACTTTTTCAGTCCAATTATTTACATCATCATAAATAAAACAAACAAAGACAGTACCATCTTCAAGAAATTCTAATTTGCTTTTATTACAAGCCAATTCGTATGGAAAAGATGTGTCTAACCAATTTTTTTGTAGATAGCTTTCTTTGTAAGTAAATGAAACTGTATTATCAGTTGATGTAATTATTGCCTCACTATGTTCTGGGTCATTTTTTACAATGTCTGTTGCAAATTCAATATCATCATTAGATATTTGGTCATCTTCATCAAAAGTCCAAGTATTCTTAATGCTACCTTTTAAAATAAAATAATTATTTACCCTTTTAGCAACTTTATTATTATCTGGGTGATAGGTAAGTTTTTCAAAATGAGGTTGTTCGTTAAATTGTGTTCTACTTATTTCATTACCTATGTTTGCAGTACCAACACTATATTGTAGTTCATTATCAATAAAAAAATGTTGCCATTTATCAATATTAATTTTTAAAGTCATATTTTTTTTGGTTTTTTTGGTGTTTTGAATTTGTTTAAACTAAAATTTTTAGCACTTGCATTGCTTTCATCTATTGGTTTTTGGTTTTTCTTTTTCTCACTCATAATTTTATAAAAATTCTACATTTCCACTTGTGCCAGATGC